TATGTGCGAGCCAGAATCTAGCTCCATTGGTAAAGAATCTTTTTAGATAATCCCAGTTATTTTCTGTAAGTTCAAAACAGTCGATAACAACTATAGTTTTTAAGGTATAGCAACCAAGTTGAAGTAATCTTAATTTACCTTTTTCTGGTTGAAGCTGTAGTGTTTCAGTATCAAACGCTAAACTAGAAGCTGTATGTAAGCGATGAAGCTCTTTAATTCCGTAGAAAACGGAGTAATTTTGTTGTGTCATGGGTAGCGACAATATGTTTGTATTTGTTATTGTAGTACAATAATAAGATTATGTCCAGCGTTCGATTTTTCTTTGTAAAGCCATGCCATCTAAACAGGTATAGATAAGAACATCCACACCACAAATAATTGCCTGTAAAACTTCACTATGGAAATAGTTTTTATCTTCATAGTCAACCTGGTCAACATCTATGACTCTATTTAAATCATCATATTTTGTATAACGAACCGAGGCCAATGGAGCATCCTCTCTGTCTCGATGACAGTAAATTACTACTTGTGTATCTCTCATTCCCAAACTTTCCACACATCTTTTCCTTCCTCTCGCACGGGGGAATATACATCACCTGTCGCATTGCTAGTAGATCCCTGTTGTAGTGGGCTTTTATCAATGCGACAGTTAGTTTTATTTTTATCCTGTCCCATTGCTTGCTTCGTACCAATGCGACAGCTTTCTTTTTTATCTACCTGTCGCATTGCTAAATCCCTGTCAGCACTAGGGTTACTAACCAATGCGACAGATTTTTTGTCTCCCCGCACGAGGATAGCTTTATAGTAGTTTTTGGCACGCCCTCCATTAACCGAAGGTTTTTGTTCAGAAATTTCAATTAAACCTCTATCAACTAATCGTTCTAATGATTTTCTGATAGCAGTAACATTTCCGCCTATTAATGGATCGGCATTTAATTCAAGCCTTGTTCTGCTATTAGGATAAACAGTTCTAAGTTTCTCTAATATGCGATCAATTATGGAAGCAGGACTAGAGTTCTCAATTTTTGGTTTGTAATCCTTTAATTCAAAACTAAGATCGTCTAGTTGTTTTAACAGTAAGGCACTACCCATACGACTAAATCTACTTTTTTCAACTCTAATAATTCTTGAATTTGAACCTAATTGTTCAGCAAGTTCTTTATCTGGTTTGCTAAGTTTCCAAGTTTCATCAACGGCATCTCTTATGGAACTTGTACCTCTAAATCCACCTTGTTTGTTGGCGTGGTGAATAACCAGGATTGTAGTAGCAGGAAAACCATGACCATTGTTATTGGTAAGCCTGTACAAAGGAGATGCAAAGGAACTTTTATTTTCATCAAAAGCTCTACCAGCAGAAGCACCAATCAATGAATCAATAATCACTAATGTAGGCTTATGTCTTTTAATAAGTTGAGAAAAATAATATTCACGTTTAATTTGAAAACCATTGATAACAACAGTATTTTCATCCATCTTGTAATCCTGCTCTCTTAGCTGTTCACGAAGCTGCACTTTTGGCTGGTCAGCATTAAGAATTAAAACCTTACCCTTCTTAATTGGAACGACATTATTCTGAACTTCAAAAGGTTCTCCGAGGGATATGTGTTTAGCTAAAGCCCATGCAGCCATAGACTTACCATCACCACCAGCACCATAAAGAAGTAATACTGCTGGAGTGGGAAGTATTTCTGGTATGACATAGCTTCTGGATAAATCTTCCGAATCTAATTCCGAAGCAGTCATCTCTTCACTACCAAGATCAAAAGCTTCACTACTCATCAGGCAGCCTTCTAACTTTTCAAGGTCTTTAAATTCGTTATCAATAGCTAATTGATGCATACGAAAATCTTGTTCTCCTGGATCGGCTATCTCTTCGCATATTTTCATGTATTCTTTTTTCACTTCCTGGAAGGTCATCTTGACCCTTCTAGTTCTAACCATTAGCTCATTCTGAGCCTTATTAACAATATCCAAGCTAACTGGACTGAATCTAACCCTCTTAGGATCTTTTCTATCAGCTTCGTATATCAAAGAACCTAAACCACGTTTAGAGCCCTTGAAGGACTTCCAGACAGCCTCACAAGGGTTTCCTTCATCCCAATCATTAATGTAATCTGCATCATCTTTAGACCATGCTGACCAAAGCTCCAGGCCAAGTTCATTAGGTATTTCAGAATGAATAGACATTCCAATGAACAACCAATGCTCTCTACTGTTAGCTCCTTGCTGCGGGATAACACTTAAGCACTCTTGAATTATCTGAGCTTTTTCATCTTCTGATCTATCAGAAAGATTTAAGGCATTTTGATTTTTAACAAAACCAACTTGTTCTTCATTAGCCTTTAATGATTTCATCTCAGCTAACAACCAATCTGGAGCGACAGGAATATTATCTAAATCACCTTCAAATCCATAAGAACCTTCTGAAGAAGTTTCAGAACCAGGGTAAGCACCAAAAATTAAACCTTGTCTATTCCATAAAATTTCATAGCAAGTAGAGGTAGCTTGTGAAAGAAATCTACCTTTTACATTTCCCCATAATTCTTCTGGAACTTTAAATATATATTTAGCAGCATTTTTCTTAGTACTAACTACACATGGAGCAGCATCTAAAGTATCACCCCATTTCTTTTTATGTATAGCTAAGTTGCGGTCAACATCAAGAATAACTAAACCTTTACCTTTCAATCCTGTAAATAAACCAACAGCACCGAAGCGATCAGGATTCTTTTCTAGTACATAAGCAACATCATCTGGGGAAAAATTTCTATCATAAGCTTCTCCGTATGGATTTTTACCAGTTGCCTTTATGGTCTTTCCTTCTTTGGAACGAATCTCAACTCCTTTGCGATATATGGGAGCATAAACTAAATGTTTTGGTAGCTTCTTAACAAACTGTTGCAGCTTCATGTGATACAATACCTACTGTAGACTAATGTGTTCAAACCCTCAAGGTTCTTCCTATCTTGGGGGTTTTTTAATTCTATACTATTTACATTCATCTGTCCATGTACTACAATAGAATTGCACCAGGCAAAAGCCTACAAGCACATTTAAACATGGCATTTCTAACAGAAAAAGCACAATCAGCAGTAGCTACTACAGAATCAGGTGGTTACTTAAATCCATCAAAACTTGAAAGTGGAGGTAGTGCTCGTTTTGCACTATTAGACGATCAACCTCTTGAATATTGGGAGGTATGGGGCGAATCAGGTGATGGCAAATTAAAGCCATTCAGATTTGCAGACAATCCATCATCTGATGATGTTGAGATTGAAATGGGTAATGAATTTACCCGTAGATTAAATAGAGATGGTACTGCACCAGAAGCATCAAAATTTGCGATAGCAGTTCCAGTATTTAATCACGAATCACAAAAGGTTGAAATCTTTTCTGCTACACAAAAAGGAATAATCAAAGAATTTGACAAGATAAGTCAAATGGAAGATTATGCTGATTTATTAGCATGGGATTTTGTTCTTTCAAGAGAGGGAACTGGATTAAAAACTGAATACAGTTTAAGAGCAGTACCTCGTAAAAAAGGAACTAGCCCTTTAATAGAAGCTACTTATCAGGAACAAAAAGACAATGGATTTAACATTAAGAGATTAATGACAGGCGGTAATCCATTCAAAGAAGAAGAATAAATCGCCATTCATGAGGGTCTAACGACCCTCTTTTTTATTATTTAATTGACAACCCTAATTTATGTTGTTAGGCTAAAAACGTAATTTATTAAATTAATGCAATGGCTGTTTTAGAGCTACCAACATTTACGGAATCATCTCCTCAAGTTGGACCACGTTTAAGAATAGATCCTATAGAGCTTAGCGCTGCCATGGAACGTAATCCACACGCACTTTCTCATGCTTTATGTAGTGATCCTAATTGGATATTTTTTACCAGGAAAGGTATAGAAGTAACAGCACCTATTTTAACTTTAATAGCTGCTGAACAATTAGGTTTAACTCAAAAAGATGATATAGGAGAGTTTCCTGAAATAAGCATTACTGACGTTTTAAATAATGTAAATGATACTCTTCAAAGTAAAGGAAAAAAGCCTGTTACTGTTGGTTCTGTTTTATCAAATTTAAGTAAAGCAGTTAAATATGTTCAAAAAGCTTTTGGAATATGTCTCATACCAAATAGAAAGGACTTAAAAATACAAGTTTCAAATGGTATTCAGACTAAAGAAAACATTGATAAGTATTTTGCTAGAGCACTTCCCCAACTACTTAAAGTAGCGGAGCAAGTAGAAAATGCTAAATCTTTAAACTATCAAATTAATTCTCTTACAGGAGAACAGCAAGAAGCTTGTAAATTACTAGCATCTTCAAACTAAATAAAAGCCTCTATTTTTAGAGGCATTAATTTTTTAAAAACATGACCACAGAATTATCAAAAACTGAAGTTGTTAATGACAATAGCGAAATTATTTTGTCATATCAAACTTTAGAAGAAAAAGTACAAGCACTTGAAAGTTTGAAAGTTAAATGGAAAGAAGGTGTAATAAGAGAGAAAGACATATATTTACAAAGAGGCGAAATACTTAGAAAAATAGTTAATAATAAATTATATAAACTTAAATACGATGAAAATACAGATTCGTTTAAAGAAGTTAATGACAGGGAATTTGAGGATTTTTTAAAAGAGGATTCCAAGTTTTTATTTAATACTGAAAAATCTTTAACTTTAAATACTGCTAATAACTACCAGGCATTTTATTTATTATATAACAAAATGTTAAGCCATAAACATGTTTATGAACCTAAGTATATAAGACAAGTTATACCTGTAACAAATTTAGTATTAAGTGATATAGATAATGCAGTTGAAGTATGGAAAGGAGCTTACGACAGTTGTAAAAAAAATTATCCTACACAAGATGAAGTAAACCAAGCTTTTATAGTTCACTCTAGAGATAGAGTCAAAGCAACACAAAGGGCGATGAATGTTATAAGAAAAGATTATAAACAGGCTATATTTGAAAAAGAAAAAACTTATGAAGAACCTGAAGTAAATAAACCTACAATTTCTATTCCAGAATTACAAAAATATAATGGTAGCGTAGATGCGGGATTAACTTGTAAAGCTATTGCAAGTTCATATCATCAAGCAAAAGAAGCATTATCTAGCTTTAAATTTACTTTATATAATTTTATTCAAGAAAATAGTATAGAAGCACTAAATGAATTAAAGAGTGTAGATGTTGGAGTGTATAGCATTAATGATTTAGATAATAAAATTAAAGTTTTGGAAGAAGATTTAATAAAAATAAAAGTACTACTAGACAGTTAATTGAATTAAGGTATTATAAGAATGGGAAATTATATCTATAAACCACTCATGGGTTCATTACAAAAACATGGAGCGTTAGCTGGTTTAAGAAGATGGTCATTGGAACGTGATGATTCTGGCAGTATATATCCACATCGTATATATAAAGATGGAAAGAAGAATATATATCATTCAGTTACCCATATTTTAAAAGAAACCGCACCCCAGGAACAAAAAGATGCATTGGAACGATGGATTGAAAGGAAAGGCTCAGCCGATGAAAGGGACATGGCATGTGAGAGAGGAAAACTTGCTCACGCTCATGCAGAATATCTACTTAAAACTGGAGCGAAACTTGCAAGGCACAATGCCAACAAGCGAGGAATTTGGAGAACAGGCCAAGATGAATTGGATCGTTGCCCAACAAAAGTCACGCAATGGGGTTTATCGAAAGCAGCCGAAACCGCACCTCGTGTTAGTTGGAGTGCGTCAGGCTACGCAAGAGGTTTACGATCATTCATATTGGAACGAGTAACGGCCATTCATGCGATTGAATTTAGTATTTATGATAAAGATTATGGATATGCTGGAACGGCTGACGCTTTAATAGATATTGATGGAAAGTTAACTATTTGTGATTGGAAGACCTCTAAAGAAGTCAGAAGTGATGAAATGTTAGTAAATTATTGTCATCAACTTGGAGCGTATAATTATGCACTAAGAAAATTAACAGGAATTGAATGTAACCAGGCATTAGTATGTATTGCACGTAGAAGTGGAAAACCGCAGCTAAAACTATTGGATAGTCTCAGTCTACGGTCTAGCGAAATTTGTTTTATGGAACGATGTATGACATTCCAGGAACAGATAAAAGAATTAGCTGTTGTCTAGTTTCTTTTGTGCATAAATAAGTTTACTCATTAATAAGTGAAGATCAGCAATATCTGATTTTACAGCTTCCCAATCTCCACACATAACTTCATCATGTTTATCTCGAACTAAATCATAAAGTTGATCTAATTCCTGGTTAGTGAATGGATCGCAAGTCATAACCTGTCATGCCATTTTGTACCAAATGAAGATAACACTTCCTCATCTGTTGGTTCGTAATCTTCATAGGGTGATGGGTCATCATACATATCAGAATTTTCTTGCCACCATTCGTCTATTAAAGATTTATCATTTACAAGAGAATAACCATCGTCAGATTCTCTACATAAATCTGTAAAGTATTCTATAAATTCATCATAAAAACTAGGTAGCAAATTAAATTGTTTTGCAATGGAACGTGCCATATCTGAACAATGTTCATCAAATTGATTAGCAAGATAAGTTTTATCTTTATCTTGCATAGTTTTTGTTGGTATGGGATTTTCAATCATTTCTTTAACCTCTTTTTGTTTGTAATGTATAAGTTGGCATATTTAACTGCCAGTTCAGTTTCTTGATTTGTTTCAGCCCATTTCATAGCTTTATATATAGTGTCCAGGGCTTTAAGTTCAAAACACTTTTTTGGATCGTCTTTCTCATCATCTTCCCATTCATATTGATCTAATGCTTTTTTGGCATATCTATATGCGGTAGATTCTGGAATGTTAGATTTCATTAATGTTATAACAACATCATTTTTATCTAAATCTTGACGAAATAAATTTAAAGCTAAGTTTATTGCTTCTTTTCTATCCATTGTCACCAGTAGTTAAAGTAACTTTTCCTATGGTGTTACCATTAATGTCTCTCAACTTTGTTTCAAGTTCCCAGGTTGTATCTGGATCGACTACAGGTTCAATAGCATTTGCATAATTTCTTAAAATTCTTGCAATTTCTGAACCTAGATTATCGTGCATGAAGGCATCATTATCTAGGTTCATAATGATATTTACGTTAGTCATTAATAGTTACCCTCGATAATGTTTTTTCTAGTGATAACTTCCATTTCTTTTTGTAAATCGCCTTTAAAGGAATTTCTTTTGGAATGAATTTCAGTCCAAGCTTTCTCCATAGCGTTGTTAATTTGATAGCCCTTTAATACAACACCCAGTTCATGCATATTGTATGTTTGGTTCGGAATTACTTTTTTCATTTTTGAAGTCCTAAATATGGTATTGAAAAATGTAAGTACAAAAATCACCTGGTAATAATCCAGGGATAAAAGGCTTTTCAAAATGTATATCTTCTTTAACATCTATACATTCGCCTTTAATGCCTAATGATTTTAAAGTTCCCTCAACTGTAATTTTTTCATATAAATCAAGTGAAGAATCATCATTATTGGCTAAATAAGATGCCCAATATATGGGTAGTCTTATAGAAGTTGTTATTACTCGTTTGTTCATAACTAATTACCCTTTAATGCATTTTGATTATTTCTATTGTATTTTGGGTTGTCATCTAGAAAATAATCAATAGTAGAATCATTTTTAATTTTGTTGTAGATACTTTGAGGGCAATTAGTCCAGGTATCTTTAATTACTATCCATTCATAAGATAGTAGTCTTTGTTTCATTGTTTCATCTTCAACATAAGTTGAAAATTGAAAATTCTCATTGTTTTTCATTTTGGTTAGTTGAAATTACTATTACCATTACTATATTACTTTAGTATTTTCATTTTTGCAAATAAAAAAATTCTCACTTTCATAAAAAATAAAATTTGCCCTTTAATAGTAATTAGGTTAGGTTAGGATGAATCGGTTATTTTTGAACATGAACAATGTTAGAATTTTCAGTAATAGCAGGAAAGTTACTGTTACTTTTAGTACATTTGAACTATTATTTATAATGACTTCACTACTAAAAGTCATAAGACTAGATAAAGGGAGTATCAAGTTTAATTATAGAGTCTATAAGATAATTGATAAAATTGTATTGACATTAAATAATTTCTAATGTAATATTCTAGTCAAGAGGAAAAATTTTTTAAACCTCATCAAAAATTATTATGTCAAATCTTATTTCTAGTCCATTTGCTGACTATATTCAGGAACAAAAAAAGCAAAAATATTTAAAAAAAATTGACGCTTCAATGATCGCAAGTTATCATGTTAAATATTATGAAACAATAATAGAGCTTAAGAAATCTATTATTAATACATTAGAAAAAAATAATGGTAAGATATTAAACAAAAATATTTTAGAAAAAATAAATCATGATATTAATTTAGTATTACCTTATGAAGAATATAGATATAAGGCATATCATAAAAAACCAAATGATAAAACAGATAAGAATAAAATCTATGTTTATTGTCATCATCAAGAAAATTATTTTGGTATTGATGAATTTATTTCAGATGTTATTATTTCAGAAAGTGCAAAAGATAGAAACTCAGAAACATTATTAAAATCTGAAAAAATAAATTATGATATTATACATAATCTAAATGTAAGAAGATTTGCTGATAATATCCAGGAACTAGAAAAATGGAAAAAAATAAAAGCTAGTTCTTATGATATACAATATAGAATAGATCAAATTAATAATTTGAAAAATGAATTAGATAATTTTGTTAAATTATTTGATGAGAGTGAAGGTTATAAACATAAGAATTATACAATTATGGAATGTATAGAAGATAGTCCAAAACATAGTGATAATATGAAAAGTTACTTAAGAAAACAAGATGAATTTCTAGTTACTTATGATGAATTTAGAAAACAAAATAAATAAATAAAAGATATAAATTAAATATTAAGTATTGTTACAGTAAGACTACTGTATTACACTAGTAGTCTTTTTTATTGTTTATAATTAATAGTAAGGGGAGAAAATTTTTTTACAACTTCCTACCAAAAAAAAATGGACAAATTAAATGTACTTGTTTATGTTCTATGCATTTCTAGTATTGGAATACTAGGTATTGATACTATTAACAATTTCAAAAAAGATTTTGTTAACCAAGGAACAGAAAAAACAGAAAGTTTATCAACTTCCCTTTCTTCATATTCTGAATACTTACAAACTTTAGCTTATTAAGATTATGAAGTACTTACAAAATATTATTTATTTTCTTATTCCCAATATCAAATTAAATTTTGATAACTTCAATAATTTTTATGATACTTTGCAAGAAGAAACAGAAGAATTTATTGAAGAGTTAGGAAGTTATTATTTAGAGGGAATTTTAAATTATACTTATGATGGTTGTTTAGATGAAAACATCTGTGAACAATTTTTAAATGAATATGATTTAGATATTGATGATTACATAAAAGAGACAGGCAATTCTGATTTATCAGTTATTAATATTGTTGATTATGTAGGATTCTAAAAACAAAATTAAAAAATTAAATTAACTCTATCTTATTTTAGATAGGGTTTTTTTTTATGTCATAAATTATTTATTGTCTTACTGTTTATTGTTGGTTAGTTTTTATTCTGTTCTTTCTCTCTATCTTGTAAAGTATGATTTTAAAATAGTAATTGTTGCAAGTGAAGTTGAAGAAAGTGAAGCGAGCGAAAAATTAAAAAATGATGTAAGAAAAAATACCAGGCAAAAAAAATTATAGATATAGAAGTTAAAAAAAAATTGTATTGTTATTTTCTGCGAGTGTTCAGGCTATCCCGCAACCTGGGGGGACAGTTGCAAAATTGGCATAGGGGTAACATAATATAGGGAACTTACTGATAAATCTAAAAAATATTTCTCTCTACACTATTTATTATAGTACAATACTACAATAGTATCAACTATCAGTTTTATTTTCTATTCGTATAGCTAGTTCTGGAGCATTTATGTTTACAGTCTCTACACTCTCCCCTACTACTTTACCAAGTGAATCTAATATTTGAGCGGCAGTCTGATACTGACCTTTTTTACAAGCCTTATCAAAAAGCCTAACCCTCATAGCTTGTATCCTGGAAATCATATTATCCCTATCTTTTTCCCAATCCTCCTCATTCCATTTTGTAACTTCTTTCCAATCGTTCCAAGCAGTCTTAACACAGACTCCTTCTCTGGAAGCGTGTTCAAAAACGAGATGCCTTGTGGGTAGTCCATCCAACTGCCTTTTATAAAGTCTTTGCCTTCTTTGTTCTATAACCAAATCGGGGGATCTCCCTGGATTTCTCTTTTTTGGAACGGATCTATCGTCAAAATTCTGTAGGATTGCTTCTGTCACGGACTGAAACTTATGTTATTAATTGAATAATAACCCTAAAACAGTAAAATAGTCGACAAAAACCGGCAAATTCATCAAAATTAAGGGTATTCTGTATTACATGAGTCCAAAAACAGCCGAAAAGTTAACATTGCGATGGGCACAGGGGGAGGTGTTCAATGCAAAAAGCAGATTTAGGGTACTGGTAGCTGGCAGAAGATTTGGAAAATCCTACTTATCCTGTATTGAACTTGTAAATGCAGCGATAAAACGACCAGGCGAAACTTATTTTTATTGTGCTCCTACATATCGCATGGCAAAAGACATTGCCTGGAAAGAACTTAAGAAATTAGTACCTTTATCCTGGGTAAAAAGCAAAAACGAAACTGACTTAAAGATAGAGCTAATCAATGGATCGCTAATTGAATTAAAGGGAACAGAAAACGCCATGACCCTCCGAGGTAGAAGTTTAGCTGGTGTTGTACTAGACGAGGCGGCATTTATGGATTCTGATGTCTGGTTTCAAGTAATCAGACCAGCCCTCGCAGACAAACAAGGTTGGGCACTATTCATATCCACACCAGATGGCACAGCATCCTGGTTCTACGATTTATGGTGCTACGTCCCAGAGGATATGAGTGGGGATTGGAAGAGATGGAGTTTTACTACAATAGACGGGGGCAATGTTCCAGCCGAAGAGGTTGAGGCAGCGAAGGCCCAACTGGATAACAGAACATTTAAGCAAGAGTTTGAGGCAAGTTTTGAGAATCTTACAGGATTGGTAGCGGTAAGTTTTGGCGATGACAATATTAGTAGCGAGGTGGAAGATTTACAAATGTTGCCATTAATTTTGGGATTAGACTTTAACGTAGATCCAATGGCAGGAATTTGTGCGGTAAAACATAATGACTGTCTTTATGTGTTTGATGAAATCATGCTGACGGGTGGAGCTACCACTTGGGATTTTGCAGAGGAAGTTATTAGAAGGTATGGGGTGGATAGAAGAATTATTGCCTGTCCTGACCCTACTGGTAGTGCAAGAAAAACTAGTGGAGTTGGAGTAACGGATCATAATATTTTGAGAAGAAGTGGTTTTACTGTTATGAGTCCCAAAAGTCCTTGGAAAATAAGAGATAAGATTACTGCTGTTAATACAGCTTTGTACGATGCAAATGGAGATCGAAGGACATTTATCCATCCAAGATGTAAAGAGTTAATAAAATCACTTAGAACACTTACATATGCTCCTAATACAGGTCTACCTAATAAGAATTTGGGTGTGGATCATGCTTTTGACGCTTTTGGTTATCTTTGCCTCCAACAATTCAATCTTGCAAAACCAGAGACACTCGGACAAACTTCGTTTAGACTATATTAAGAGACTTCTTTATTTATGGCTTACGGTTCAATGACCCCAAAGAAAAAGAAAAAGAAGAAAAAGGGAGGTAAAAAGAGACATGA